ATATCATAAATGTCATTTATTAGAAAAATAATTGATAACCTACATAAGCTAATAATGTTATACCAATATAAAAGACATCTCAAGAAGAGAATAGACAAAAACAATTTTGGAAGAAGAGAGGAGTGGTGACCCGGATCAATTTGATACCACCAGCTGATCTGACAGATCAACATCTCGTTGCTGAATATCGAGAAATGACAATGGTCCCAGCTGCTCTCAACAGAACATTGAATAGCTCCAAGGGATTAGTAAAAACCAAGATAAGTAAACAATACACTTTAAATACAGGTCATGTTTATTTCTTCTACGATAAAGGCAAGTTTCTCAAAGAGCGATATGATTCTCTCGTACAAGAAATGAAAGATAGGGGTATGAATCCGGATCCTAATAGAACATTTCCCACAGAAGTGTTCAAACAGAACAAATTGTATGGAGATTGGAAACCTAGCATAAAAGAAATTGATATTAATTTACAACGAATAAACAAACGTATCAGTCAAAAACCTGATTGGTACAGACATACAAAGGGAAAGTAAATGGCTAAAGCAAAAGCTAGCTTTGTTAGCAAAGAAGTAGTAAAGAAGAAGAAAAAGACTCGGCAGGGTTTGGGTCGTGGAACAAAATTCAGTACCAGGATTGGTAGCAAACGTTTTAAGAAAAGATACAGAGGACAAGGAAAATGACAATACATGATATTTTATTTGTAATGTGGATCAATACTGTACCTATAGGTGTAATTGGTATGGGTTGTTTTATATTATATCTATTTTTAATGCAAGAGTATAAAAGAAATAAATGATTGAGCAGAATAAATTACTTTGGTCACTGTTGCTATCAGTAACAGGCAATATTATAGCCTGGTTTCATATGAATGGACAGTTCTTAGGTGATGGTAAATACACATGGATGAAATCTAATATGTGGGTTCTATTAGGTGGCATACCAATCAGCTTTTTGTTTTATTATAGCACTAGACTATCTTATGAACATTTCGGATACTATTGGGCCATAAGGCCAATTGGATTTGGATTGGCAACACTGACCTTTGGAATACTTACTTGGCTATTGTTAGGTGAGGTACCCACTTGGAAGATTATAATATCTTTATTACTTGCAGCAGCAATTGTGATATTGAATATATCAGATCAAATTTAATGTTGTCTCGTGTCCATTTTATCAGTAATATCAGAGCATGAATTAAAGGAGTTTATAATGGAAATACTTAAACAATTAGGATGGGCATTCTTAAATACAATTGAACTAACTTTTTGGACTATTAAGTTATTAATTACAAAATTGATTTCTCTGGTACAAAAACATTTATTACCGGTACTATTGATATTTTTTATAGGCTGCTCAGATCAATCCGATTTTGCACCTGATTGTGATGATTCTCTAAACATGTATTGTGCTCTAACTGAAGTTAATGGAATGTATGAATTAGAATGGGTTGATGAAAATACTCAAACATTTGCACCTATATATGTTGACACAAATGTCGATAAGATTCAAAAAATTGCATTCGCTAGTGATGTCCAAGTATTGATTCACAACGAATGGTTTGATTTAGTCAATACTGCAAGTTATACAAGAGATGATGGAACAACACAGACAACTCTTGGTGTTTTTGCAGATCAAATAAATGAAATAGTAAATATTTATGGAGGGTATGTAGATGACTGTGGTACACATCACACTAGTCATGTACAAGTAAAAGTTGTAAACAAAATTTAGGAGTTACAAAAATGAAATATGTTTTAGTCGATAAGTACGATAATATAATAACAAGAGTAGAATTAGGTAGCGGAGTTGGTCTGACAGGAGCTAAAACATATTTTAAAGGTGTCAAGAGAATGCCAAAGGATGAAGATTTTGATAAATTATGGACAGTAATGACAGAAGATCAATGGAACCAGCAGTTTAAAAACACCTTACAAAATCGTCAAATGGATAAGCGGAAATATGAATGGTGGAAAGACGATACAAATTATTTGGATATAGATAAATAAAAACAGCAGGTTTTGTAATTAGATATATATTTATATACGTAATCGCTCAAGAGAGGATTACATAGTTGACTAAACAAGTAACTAACAGGAGAAAGAAAATGAACGTACTAGTCAAAAGACACGTCCATCCGGACGAATTCCTTACACCCTTCGATACAATATTCAATCAAATGCAAGAGCAAATGTTTCCTAATATGAGACAAGAGCTTGGTATTGATTTTGCGAAAGGTGCTTACCCAAAAGTTAATGCTTATGATTACGATGATAAAATTGGAATCATAGCAGAAGTTCCAGGACTTCGCAAGAAGCAATTGGATATCACAGTTGAAGATGGTTTACTAACTATCTCAGGTGATAAACATGGTTACGAAGACAAAGATGCTCGTATCATTCGTAGAGAGTTAAAACACTCCTCATTCCGCAGATCATTCGAATTAAGTGATGACTTAGATGCTGACAATATAGCAGCTGTATTTGAAGATGGATTGTTGAGTATTATGATTCCTAAGAAAGAACCAGACATCCCTAAGAAGAAAACTGTCACAATCAAGTAATTGAAAACGGTCGTGATAAATGACGTCATGTATCAAATAATTCATGAGGTCAATAAATCTGATTTTACAATTGAACAGCTCAAGGAGCAGTGGAATTGTGATACAGTGTTACGATCAGGTGATAAGGATTATTTAGCCAGAATAATTCCTAATGCAGAGTTCGAAATGGTTACGGTTAAATCCAATGGGAAATAATTCTTACAGGTTTTGTTTCCCATTGGTATATATAAATATATGAAATACTTAAAACAACCAGAATATATTGAAAAAGGAGTTCGTTATATGATGTGTCAATGTGGTTATCAACATGTTCGTGTTGACGAAGCAGCTACTGCTGTTAGATGTAGTAGAGAAGTAAATTATCAAATCGCTAAAATGTTCCCGGAAGAACATAAACCAAAACGAAGTGGGCGTCCTGCTGGATGGCACTTCATGAGTGAGTTTGTGGACAAAGATGGAACAGTTTTTCACAAAGGTGTCGAACAACCAGACTTGAAAGGTACGTTAAAACCAACAAAAGTAGTTAAAAAACAAACTAAAAGACGTACAAAAGAGCAAATCCAAAAAGAGCAGATACTTAAATATAGGAAAGCTAAAAACAAGTCAATCAACAAATAGGATAGTTATGAAAGAAAGTTACTTAGAACGAGTATTACTCAATAAGATAAAAAAACTAGAAAAAAGAATATCACGTCTTGAAGCACATCCAACATTTGGAAAATGGCCTTATGATGAAGAAGGCAATTTAATGGTCAATGTAGATATGTCGGATATTACTTTTGCTAAAAAGATGATGGAGGAACAACAATGTTCGGAGTAAACACAACATTCCCAGACTTCAAATTAACAGGAGTTGTAGGCAATGCGATAGTAGAAGTAGATAGTTTAAAGATTCCTGAGGGATGGAAAGTCATATATTTTTATCCAAAGGACTTTACATTTATTTGTCCTACTGAAATTGTAGCAATGGATATCCTAGCTGAAGAGGCATCAGTGTTCGGTGTAAGTCCGGACAACGAGTTTTGTAAATTGGCCTGGAAAAGAGAAAATGAAGAATTAGCTAATATAAAACATACACTGTTGGCAGATAGAGGAATGACTTTATCTCATGAAATTGGTATTGTCGACTGGACAGAGAATGTGTGTTTAAGAGCTACTTACATACTCGATGAGAAAAATATTGTTAAACATGTATCCTGTAATGAGCTAGATACAGGAAGAAATGCTGAAGAAGTATTAAGAACACTAAAAGCGCTTCAGGCAGGTGGGTTGACAGGTTGTCAATGGAATCCTGGTGACGAATTTGTAGGATAGGAGAATATAATGGGTAAACAAGTTAAAAAACATGGTTACAGTTGCAAGTTAGTAAGGGTTGTAGATGGTGACACCTGTGATGCTATGATTGATTTAGGCTTTGATGTTTGGGTCAAAAACAGAATAAGATTTTATGGTGTCGACACATGGGAAAGTAGAACACGTGATTTGGAAGAGAAGGAAAAAGGTTTAGCTGCAAAAGCATATGTTAAAGATCTTCTAGAAAATTCCGATGAAGGAAAATTTAGTATCATATCACATGGTAAAGGTAAGTATGGAAGAGTGCTTGGCGAAATATTTGTCAAAGGACATGAAAAATCAGTCAATGAGCTGCTCAAAGAAAATGGTCATGCTTATGAGTATCATGGTGAAAAGAAAAAGATATTTGGGAGTTAGATAATGAGCGAAAGAGAAGAATCTGTCGTGCGGAGTCAGACTATTCTCATGATTACAAGAAATTATGATAAAGTAAAAGTTGTAAAGAGAATATTAAAACGCTTCGTTGAATGCATCAAGGCAGGATAAAATGAATATAAAGGTTTTAGATAAAGGATTTGTAGATGTTGTAGATTCGTTAGGATCGGATCTAACTGTCGTCAATTCAGCTAGAGTGTCTTTTGGTAAAAGAAAAGAGAAGTTCACCAAAGCTGATGAAAAATTGATACGATATTTAGCAAAGCATAAACATTATTCACCATTTAGACACATACAAGTTCAGTTCCACATCAAGGCACCAGAGTTCGTAATGCGACAATGGTACAAACATGTAGTAGGTATTGAGACCACTTCCAATAGTTCAATAAAAGACCACGCGTGGAACGAGATCAGTGGTAGATACGTAGAAGTGGAAGACTATTACATACCATCAGTTTTTAGAGCACAATCAGAAGACAATAAACAGGCCAGTGAAGGAGAGATAGAACGTCAAGAACTAGCTGAGTTTATATGGTCTAGTACTCTAAAAAGCACACAGGATGCATATGAAAGTTTACTAAAACTAGGTGCAGCAAAAGAACAGGCAAGAGCTATCTTACCACTAAATCAATATACAGAAGTTTATTGGACAGCATCGTTTCAAGCTATTATGAATTTTATTGAATTGAGAGATGAAGCAACAGCTCAATGGGAAATTCAACAATATGCTAAAGTATTAAAAAAAGTGATGCAACAGATGTTTCCTGTAACAACTATAGCATGGTTAGAACAATGAACTTCCCAAGTGTGAAGGAAGTCATACGACGCTGGAAGAAATATTTTAACTACAGTGGACCAAGACAGAAACCTATTGAAATAGTTAAGGATAAGATTTACGTTAATAAAAAGTATAAGGAGCTGTATCTTGATAATAGGAATTGATGTAGATGGAGTAATAAGAAATTTCCATGACCGGTTGATATTATTAACCAAAATGAAGATGCCGGAAATATTATTAAAAGAGGAGATCGATCATTACTATTACAAAGGTGTTATAGATGCAGATTCTAATTGGTTCCGGAATGTGTATAACACTGAATGGGCTGAACAATTGTTCCTTGAAGCATCACCGTTTCCATCTAACGTTTTTTGGTTAGAAGAGGAAATCAATAGAGGTGAACATGAATTTTGGTGCATCTCTGCTCAGTGGAAAAGTAATGAGTCATATACCTTACAATGGTTGGGTAAACATCATTTAAATTTTTCAAGAGTTATATTTTGTTCTGGTCGTAAGAAAGCATCACTTGGTACAGACATTTTAGTTGACGACTCTGTTGAAAATCTTGAAGCGTGGAAAAAGGATAGAGGCATGTCAGAAGGATTTATCTTAATGGATGCACCGCATAATAGAACTTATGATTACAAGAATCGGATATATAAACTCCATGAACTTGAAAAATATACAAGGTATACTTTATAATCTATAATAAATTATCTTGTAAATACAACTCACGATAATATTTAATAATTGAAGAGATATATTCTCTTAATTGTGTCAAAAAATATTATAGTGAGAACTAAAAATGAAAAAAGCCCTATTAGTATTGTTAGCAATGCTAACATCCTCTTGCTCATCTTCTATTCCTTCCTTCGATATGTTCAACATACAAGATCAAACTGGTCAGATACATAAATACGCTAGACTCCCACAGCCACCAGAATCTCTTATGTGTTACATTCATATGATTGAAGAATTTGTTGAAGTAAAGACAAGTGATTTACAAATAAAATCTAGATAAACTGTTGCCTCGCGTTTATTTTTTCTGTATATTTGCATATGTTAATTAAGGAAAAAATAAAGGAGTTATTATGCTTGATTTAAATATTAAAGATGATATCGAATTCGTATCAGATTGTTGTGGTGCAGAATTGATGGATCTAGAAACACCTATGTGTTCTGATTGTAAAGAGCATTGTGAACCAATCGATAATGATTTCGACTGGGATGATTACTGTGACGCTCATCCAGACTTTAATGCCGCGATGAACGGTCATCCAGATTTTTATTAAAAAGGAGTGATAAATGAGTTTATCAATATCAATTAAAAGAGATGCCCATGTGGACACTTTTTCCTATAGTGGTCCAATTGGTGTCGTGTTACTAAGTGGTGGTTTACCAAAAACTGATTACTATTCTGTAGAATTTCACGAAGATATGGGTGAAGTTAGATTAGATTCAATCTACAATGAAGAAACAGGTGAATTAGTTTGGGATGGTGCTGAAGTACCGGAAGGTGATTGGACAGAAAAAGATGATCTTATTGTAGAGGCATGTGAAGGTTATGCTACAAATAATTGGGATGGAAGGTAAAATAACTGTTGCCTCGCGTTAGTTTTAGGGGTATTATCTAGCATGTTAAAAAAGGAGTTATTAAATGTTTTATAGATTATCAGAGATGGTTGACAAGCTCAACGATACTAATTCAAAAAACGAGAAAATGGATATCCTTAGAAAATATCCTGATCTCAAAAAAGTTCTCAAATACACTTACGATCCATACAGAAAATATGGTGTAAAATCTTCTCAACTTATCAAGAAAAGTGACATTGTATACGAGTGGGATGGTTACGACAACCTATTTGATATCTTAGATGATTTGGCGGATAGAAAACTTACAGGTCATCTTGCTATTGGAACTCTGAACGCTTTCATCAGAGATACAGAAGATACTTGGACAGATTTAATTTACAGAATACTTGACAAGAATCTAAAAACTCGTACAGATGCAAAACTTATCAATAAGGTTTGGTTGAATCTCATTCCTCAGTTTGATGTTGCTCTTGCTCAAAAGTTCGAAGACCATGCTCACAAAATTGATTGGGACAATGAACAGTGGTTGGGTTCAAGAAAACTTGATGGTGTAAGAGTACTTGCTATAAAAAGAAATGGTGAAGTAAAATTCTTTTCTCGTCAAGGTAATGAGTTCACCACATTAGATGTGCTCAAGAAAGAATTAGAAGACATCAAGATGGATAACTTTGTCCTAGACGGTGAAATGTGTGTTATGGATGAGGATGGTAATGAAGACTACAAAGCTATTGTCAGTCAGATCAAACGTAAAGATTACACGATTGAAGATCCAATGTTCATCGTCTTCGATTCACTCACACTCAATGAATTTGACACAGGATACTCTGATCAGTCTACGAGTTCCAGGATGTTGAGAATTATGAGATTTGCAGCCTGTAAGCATATCAATAAGTTAGAAATGGATAGAATCACTTCAGAGGCAGATGCTGTAGCGAAACTAGATAATGCAGTAGAGAATGGTTGGGAAGGATATATGATTAGAAGAGCTGATGCTCCTTACGAAGGTAAGAGAACAAGAGCTTTACTGAAGATGAAAAAAATGCATGATGATGAATATGTTGTAAAAGATATTGAGGTTGGTCCATTTAGGATGATTGATAGAGAATCTGGTTTAGAGAAAACCATTGAAACCCTTACAAATGTGATTATAGAGCATGAAGGTAATCAAGTTTCTGTAGGTTCAGGATTTTCTTTGGAAGAAAGATCACGTTATTACAACGAACCGAGCCTAATTATAGGTAAGGAAATAACAGTACAGTATTTCGAAAAATCACAAGACAAAGATGGAAAAGAATCACTGAGATTTCCTGTAGTTAAATATGTTTTTGAATCAGGTAAAAGGACGATGTGATGAATTATGGTAAAAATCAAACCAAAGGTTTACAAAACTCCAATAGGTGCTATTCCAAAAATAGTAAATAATTTTGAATCTAAAACACCAAATCAAAAAGTATTCTATGATAAGATTTCTGATTTTAAAAACCAGCTTATCCTATGTCATGGTATAGCTGGTACAGGAAAGACCTACGTATCAATTTACAAAGCACTGCAAGATGTGTTAAGAAGAGGAACCCCTTACGATAAATTAATTATCATCAATCCTACAGTTGATGTTGGTAATGAAGACAAGTTGGGATTCCTACCAGGTGAACTAGATAAAAAGATACAGCAATATAATGAATCAACATTTACAATATTAGATAATATAGTTGGAAAAGCAAAAGCACAAAAACTTATTTCTGATGGCAAGGTGCAAATTGGTGTACTTAATTTTCTTAGAGGTGTCAATTTGAATAACTGTTATGTTATTTTGGATGAAGCTCAAAACGTATCTCCAATGCAAATGAAAACATTACTGACACGGATCAGTGATGACTGTAAAATGATAGTACAAGGTGACATGAGTCAGTGTGATAAATATAAGAATAATGGTAAACCTAATTTTGAGATGAGTGGGTTTTGGGACATGTGGCATAGACTTAAAGATATAGATGGTGTAGCACACATGGCTTTTGAACGTGAGGATTGTATTAGACATCCACTTGTAAAAAGAATATTAAAAACATACGAAACAGATCAACCAATCGAACTATAGGAGGAAATATGAGATATGGTGATATTAGAAAAAGAGTCCGAGGTATATTACATCGTCGTGATGGCATAGGTAATGTTAAGGACAGCAACATATTCGAAAGAGAACTCACAGGACTTATCTGTGGTATTGCACATGAAAATGGAATTGATGACAAGGATGTTGCAAAATGGCTATTGAATATAGAAGAGCATGTACTGACAAGGATAGACTGCTCAGGGTCGATCAAAGATGTATCAGAGCTTATCGATTGGGAAGTAAGACGTAATCCGTTATATGAACTACTTGAATATGACCTAATGTATTTTAAACCAGGAAGGACACAGGTTGGACCTGGTGAATTTTTCCTATGTTTCTTTGATAAAGACAGTACTTTTGGTATCAGCTCTACATCTGGTTATGATATAATTGTAGATGATGTTACAACAGAGCTAAAAAAGCATGGCAGCAATTTCACTAACCCAGAAATGTTCAATAAATATCAATCAAGTAGTAAAGTTGATAGATTATTGGTAGTAAAACCAGTCAGCAATGCTGCCAAACCTGTCATCAGATCCAAATATTCATGTATTGATTTTAGAGAATCACATTGGAGTAGTGCATTTGGACATAGAGGTAATTCCGGGACACTACACTTTCTTCGAGATTAATAGACACTCACAAAAGTTTAATGTATCAAGTTGATAACTACTAATAGACACTCACGTGAAATTCATATATCATTTTGATACGATTTTATGGATTGGATTTCATACTGTATTTATGTATGTAGAAATTAACTTACATGAGGAGAACTGAAATGTTCATAAACTTAATTAAAAAAATAAAGAGTAGCAAAGGAAATTCACTTGCTGAATTTGCTGTTACTACTGCTATGATGGCTACGTTGGCTACCACAGCTGCTCCAAAGTTTGGTGCTGTTGGTTCTGGTGCTAAAGAAAAGAAGACAATGAATAACATTGATAAACTTTTGTCTGTAGCTAATAACTATTACAACCAAGCTGTATCTGAAGAGGGTAAAGGTCGTTTCCCTGGACAAGCTAAGTATGACGCTGCTGTTGGTGGTGTTACATTAGCTGATGGTCAAGATACTGATGAAGCTTTGGAAGCATATGTAGAAGATATCCTTGCTAACATAGGTGCTTATACTGATGATAACTCAGATTTCGTATATGTTTTTTCACCATCTGTTGATGATGAAGATGCACTACAAGGTGATTGGATGAGTTTCGCTGGTGACCAACATCAAGTTCAAGTTGGTTTTGATGCTGATGGTGCTGCTGATTTCAAAAAGAATATGGGTAACAATGGTATCAAAAGTCCTTTCCAGGA